AACAGGAAGCTCATAGGTTTCGATGTCAGCGACACGATGGTGTCGAACACCAACGAGATGCGGTACGAGGCGAGCTACTGGAACGGGACAGAGTTTACGCCACTAAATGTTATTGAGCGAGGTTCATTGACGACCAGGACCACGGCATACCAGGCCGTTCCTCGACACATAGGTGGCAATAATACTCGGTCGATGTTCTGCTTCTGCCCTCCGGGGGATTGGGCCTCTTCAACGATTAACAGCGTTACCGCTTTCTTTATTCAATTTAAACTAAAAAGAGCCGACTTAAGCACGACAGCGATGGACGCAAGCACTGAGGTTACAAACCTCGCAGCGGCGTATCATGTAATATCTCCACAGCATAATGTTGTTCGTGGGTTGTTTGTCGGGCAGTTTCCAGTATCAAAACGCTATACTCTTGTAACCAACAACAACACGATTCGTCCGGCAAGGATAAGGTGGGCAATATCTACTGATGTAGAGTTTCGTGATATGATTGTTCCTGACTTCGAGAACAGTATCGTTACCGAGCGAGTCTATGAAGACGATCACCCTGCTACGCATGCGGTGGTCCCTCAGTTTGGAGAGGGTTTTGTTGCTTACGGTGGGGAGATTAAGAGGTACAGCACGACCACTGATTGGCCTCATATGGCTGCGGGAACCGATAAGTTTGCGACAAGCGCGACGAAGGAGGACAGGGACTTCGCTGTGGGCGACGAGGCTCCTTTCGACCCTGACTATATAGCCGCATTATCCAACTTCCCCAAAGGGAGGTTTGTCTCCTATTTTAAAAATAGGCTCTGGGCGGCAGGCATGACAGACGAGCCGTTCACTGTAAGATGGGGCGCAGCAACTCCTTACCATAAGGTGTTTCCCGACACAGCAAATGATCTACTGATGGAGGACGACAACTCCTTTATTACCGGGATGGCTCCTCTTGGCGAGCACATGGCTGTCTTTAAGCGAGACTCCATTTGGCTGATGGTTGCGGTGGGTGAGAACCCTGCTACTCAAGTTACCGACTTCCGCGCAAGGAAAGTGGTGGACGGGACTGGCTGCGTGTCGCACAGCAGCATCCAGCAAATAAGAGGGGCGCTTATGTTTCTCGCAGAAGATGGCGTCTATGTCTTTGATGGCACGGCCAATGTCCAGAAGCTCTCAGACAGGGTGGCGGAAACTGTCTCAAGCATAAACCCAGGAAGAACAGCCTTTGCTTCTTCTGCCCACTGGAAATCTCGCAACTGTTATCTCTTGTCCTTGGCTATTAACGGGGCGCACGAAAACAACACCACACTAGTGTACGACTATAAGAATGATGCTTGGTGGAAATGGGATATCCCTGCCGCATTTTGGCTTAACGACGAAAGCGAATCCGATGAAGAATCGCTATACTTTATGGACAATGAATTATGTATGCACCTGATGGATTCGGGCAACACTGATAACGGGCAGGCAATAACAAGCTCTTTGGTGACGCAGCGAATCGGTGAGACTGATAACGTGAGAAGAACAATTCGCCAAGTCGAAGTCGTTTCCGACAACAGGACCTCAAGCCTCACTGTTGCTGTTCGAGCTAATGACGATTCCAATGGTGACGCATCTGGTACGCTATCTTTGACCGACGACAACGAGGCTAAGTACGCAGACAATCTTCTATACACGGCTAGTACCAACTATGTTATAGATAGGAATAGAGCCAGAAGACTGTCGTTCAGAAAACAGGGCGACTGGCTACAGGTGTTCATCTCTCACAACACGCACAACACGCCCATGACCTTGCGAGCTATTGACGTGGGAATCATTAACGGGACTCGGAGATAAGCATGGCTGAGTCGCCCAAGGGAAACATATTCCACATAAAGGGACGCCGAGTCGGGGCAGACGCCATTGTAAGCAGGGACGAGCAATGGGGGGCCAGGGCCAGGGAAGCGAATCCTCCTTCGAAAGAATGGGTGTACTCTTCGTTTCCCTTTTATGCGTCTGAGTCCGTTGTTGCGTCAGGTGGGATGCAAACAACCTTTAATGTTTCCATTATGCCGCCAGTAAGCAGCGTTATTCATGCCACCGCTGCAAGGATTAAAATCTATACAGAAGACAGTGGTAAGAATTTGCGCGTATGCCTTTACCGCTATGTCAGGGAAAGAGAATCGACGAAGAAGAAAAGGCGGCTGATAAAGGTTTTGAACTCGGAGACTGTTTTTGACTGCGGCACTCAGCACAGGACTGCTCCACTCGATGTTCTCCTGGGGGGCGACGGGGCCAAGGTGATCCCCGGAGAGGTTTATTTTCTTGGATACAGAGCGAGCAGTAATTCGATAGTCCTCCCCTGTGCGTCAACCAACAGCATGAATCACTTCCCCATGTACTATCAAAGCTATGAGGATGATGTGGCTCTCCCTGTTGAATTAGATTTAGAAAGCATGAGTAAGACCTATGACGGAAACGTGCCTTGGGTATCGTTCCTTTCAAAAGAAGCTTCGATATTACTGTAGGAGAAATTTATGGTATTAAGCCTAACCACTTCATTAAGTAGCACAATAAGTAAAACAGAGCTACAAGACAACTTCACCAGCATTCAGACGAAGTTTAATGGCGGCATTGATAATAGCGACATCAAGGCTAGCGCAGGAATTGTTGCAAGCAAGCTTGCCGCTGCTAACGAGTATTGTGTTGTTACTCTTGAGACTCGTGGGGAGAGTGGCGGGATTGCCGCCACCGGCATTCGTGATGAGGTTCCCTTTCCTGGGCTAGAGGGTGAGCAGAACTTCTGGTCGCTTAAGGCAGCCTCTTGGGTTTGTACTGACGTAGGGACCGCATCGACAGCAAGGTTTGACGTTGAGTGGGGGGAGTATGCGGCAGACGGCTCTTATTCTGTTGTCGAAACGCTTATCAATGCGGAAACCCTGACCTTCCCAAGTGGCGGGGGGACAGCCAACTCGAAGCAGTGTACGGTAAACGAGGCGGCGGTGGAGTTTGATGCTTCCTTGTCGCGGGTCTTTAGGTTGACGATAGACACGGTTCACACTGATGCGTTGAGTGACGCTGACGACCCTTCGGCACCAGTCTACCTTAAGGTGTCGCTTTTGCTCGAACGACAGATTCAGGCATAGGAGATAAACGATGGCTAATGGATATGGTGCAGGACTTGTTGGTGGCCCTGGTTCCCGAGTGAAGAGGAAGCGTAACCTTGAGAAGGTGTCTACCTTTGCTCAAATGAGTAACGGTCAGCAGGGGGCAGGCTCTCCTCCGGGTACTAGCGAAGTTGCAGAGGTTGCAGACCAGCCTTTGGAGGCTCCGACCGGGCGATCCTATTCTGAGGCAACTGTTTCTTCCAGTATGCCTCGTGTCGCTGGTGCAGCCGGGGGCTTTGGTGGTCCTGGTCTTGGCGCTCCTGTGGGGGGTTTTGGTTCTGGCAGGTCTCCGTTGTTTGGTGCGGATACCCCTTTGCCACCGGAGCCTGGTCAGGAAATGCAGCCATTCCAGCCCGAAGCAGGCTTTGCCGATGGAGCTATTCAGGAGCCTTTGGATGTTGAGGAGCCGGAGCCGGAGTATGACCCAACGGGGTTTGGGTTGCCGGGGGGTCCTTCGTATGCCGGGGCAGATCAGCCAGCCTCTCTTGCTGGACTGACCGCAGGAGAGAGGGCGGGAGTAGTTTCCGACACCCCTCAGACAGCAGGTATCGCTGGCGAAGCGGGGGCGGAATACCAAGAGGTGGACGAAGAATTTGAGGGTCTGCTTGATGACCTGGGCACAGGTGAAGAGGCGGCAAGAAATCAGCTTGATGCAGCGTTTGCTCAGGCCTCTAGAAGAAATGCAGAAGTTAATGCAGCAATGGGTACCTCTGTGTCTGGCGGCTTTGCGGGCGCTAGGGCGCAGACCACTCTCGATTACTTGCAGCAGATGCAAGATATGTACGCTGACTTCCAGACCCGAAGAACAGACCTACAGATACAGTGGCTAGACAAGAAGCGGAGCATGGACTTCGAGAGAGAAATGAAAGAGCGCGACGAAGCATCTAGGCTAATTGGCGACCTCATTCAAATGGGCCAAGAGGTTCCCGAAGAACTTTGGTCAAGAGCTTACGGCGAGGCCGGGGAGCTTAAGAAAGAGGAGATGACCGGTGGTGGTGCAGCGGGCGAGGTGCCAGAGGGAACAACCGGGGAGCCAGGGCTTTTGAAGAATGAAGCCGGGGATCTTCTGGCTGGTCCTGGTGGCTTAGGGACAAGCGGCACCGTGCAGGAGGATCCCTTGTTCGGAGAAGGCGAATCGCATCAGTGGTACCGAAGAGGAACCCAAGGCGTGTACGAGTATTACAGGCTTGACGAAAATGGTAACGAGGTTCTGTTTGAAGCAGAGCCCGGTGGACCAAGATTTCCAGGGGATTCAAACTTGACCGCTCGGACCATGGCTGAAACCGGAGGAGAGCTAGGCTTCCAAGTGGGTAATCACCCTGAGCACGGAAACGATGGTGTAGTTCAGGCAGCAGGGAGTGACTACGTGGGCTACCGTGCCGCAGAAGTCGTTCCATTTCTGGACTGGCTGGATAATAGGTACGGGTCGGACAACAGGTCTAACCAGGAGCTAACAATGGAGATGGCTCTGTTTGTTTCGTACTATAAGGGTCAGAACGAAGGTGAGCTTCCTACTTGGGAAGAGATGGAGGAGCACGCAGAGAGGAATGGGCTGGTTCGAAAAGAGATCAGTACCCCTGTCGAGGATACGGCGGTGAAGGATAGAGATCAATACGGCGAAGAGGAGACAGCGTACGCACAATATCGAAACTACAAAGCCAACATGAGAGACAAGTACGGCGACGATTGGGAAGAGACTCACGGCTAACAAACAAGCGAGGGCGATTAGATGGCTAGCGAACTAGAAAAACAGAGAACGAGAAAAGAAAATCTCCTAAGAGCGGTTATTGAGAGCCACAACAAGAACGTTGCGGAAGACAAGGAGCTGCGCCTGCGGAATCGTCGAGAAATGCAGCAGATGCTTCAAGAAGAAAGAATGAACCACTACAGGTGGAAAAAGGAACAGGAGCGGTTGGCTAATGAGGGGGGCTGGCTTTCTGGTATGCTACAGGGCGCAGCGGGCGGAGCATCCGTAGGCACCGCTGTTAACCCAGGGTGGGGCACCCTTATTGGTGGCGTCATCGGTGGCGTTGCTGGCGGCGTTCACGGGGCGGTCGAAGGCAAGCAGGGTGTTCAAGAGATAAGCCCTTATGTGGGGGCCATCTCTCAGCTTGCAGGATCTTACGCCGCAGCTCAGGACCAGAAGGCGATGAATCAGCAGCTCATTGATTTCTATAAGCAGAGTGGCCAAGCAGGACAGCCTGCGGCGGCAACCCCCGGAGCTGCGTCTTCCGAGTTCCCAACAAGTGTCGAGGGTGGGTTGAGTCTTGGTCAGCCAGGGCCTTTGACCTACAAAGGAGGGAAGCCGTTTGCGCTTGATTATAATGTAGGTGGCGCATCGCAAGACCCCTTATCTACAGACTACAATCCAGAAGTAAGCTCCATGATGGGTCCTCCGGCTCTGGTAGGACTACCAGGGGACCTAACAAATGCTCAGGCTTCATATCTCGACCGAAGGAAAGCGCAGAGACACCAGGGCATTGTTGACCCAACGGGACGCCTAGCTGCGCGTGAGGCTGTGCGCGGGCAGGGCGCTTTGCCTGCTCTTGATAAGTGGGGCGGTGATCAGCCATTGAGTGAAGATATAGCCCGAGGCGACTACGCCTGGAAATTACGAAACATGCGGTTTCAGTAGGAGAAAGCAATGCCTCGTGGAGAAGAGAGATATCAGTCGATACTACACTTGAAGTTGCAGTCAGAGAGGGACCGCAACGCACAGGAGCGCCAAGAGGCCCTGGCCCGTGAACAGATGAATGACCAGATGGAGATGAAGGCGCTCGACCAGATTGTAAAAAGTGGGCAGGTTTATTTTAATGCAATGAAGGCCGCCGATGACCGGGAGCTGGCGTTTGCTCAGATGCAGCACAAGCAGCAACTAGCAAGAGAGAAGGAAGCAAGAGATAAACAGAAGCACGATATGGAACAGATCCAAAAGTGGAAGGAGTTACAGCTTAAGGAAGGTGTGAAGGTTGGGCTGCAAGAGGACGCGCAAAAAGAAGCAAGGGAACAAGAAGACAGGGCGTATGACTTGGGGCGGAAAAGGAAGCCTTGGGAGTATTGGCAAGAGCTTGGGCTTCGGAGAGGGGGGGCGTCAAGGACTACAATTTCAACAGGTTCGACTGGCTTAACCCCTAACCAGGAGGCAGCGGAGAAGAACCGCCTAAGAGGTGGGATTGATGACTACATTAAAAACGTTAAGGGCACACTAGATGCCAACGTCAAAAATATTAAAGATGCGATAGAAAAAAGGAAATTTAAAAAACACTATAAGTCTTCTGATTAT